AAAGGAGATTGCCTTCCTTGGGCGGACTAACATATCAGTCTCACGTTCGCAGCTCATTAAAGGTTTATTCTTATTATATTTACTTAAAAGGTTTAATCCATCGATTTCGCAGGACTTATATCCTCCCACCCAATAAGATTTGTGTATCTTAATACCAGTAATTGTCCCATTTACATCTAAATAATTGAATACTTTTAATCCATCTTCCGTGTACCCTACCTTCATCAAATCCAACTTAGGTAAACTCTTTTTATGTTCTTCGGGGACTCTGGCTATATACTCGGCAGCTATATCATCCAAACCTACCCTTATTTGGGGTTTTTTGGGGGTAATACGGGGCTTTTTTAAGGAAGGCTCACCATTTATCATTCTTTCGGGATTATCCAAATTTAGATGCTTTGCAAGTAAGTAAGCATTTCCAGTATAACCACATGAAAAACACTTACATTGACCAGTATCAATAGAGAAAGAAAAAGAAGGTTTTATATCATCGTGAGTACCAAGCGGACATCTGCCCTTACCTTGTGATCCACGATACTTAACCCTTTCTACTGGGACTTCAAACTCGTAGAAATATTGGAAATCAGGCATCTTCCACTAATTCCGCAAATGCTTTTTCTTCGTGATCCATAGCCCAAAACATAACTGCATAGTTAACTAAATCCTGGCATCTACCCTTTACACCTTCTGAACCTTCTTGTTCATACAGGGCATAGGTTCGTAAAGAATCCATGTGCTTTAGCATATAGACAAGCATAACTATCTTTGGATCAAGGTTTAATCTTGCCCCTATGCTGCGGAAATTGGCAAACTTGTCCACCTTTCTCGATCCATCATCAATAGTGTATTCCCGTCCTTTTTCAATTTGTATATCCTTACATTCCTGTAAAAATTCATCACTTAGTGTAAAAAATGTATCAACTTGCATATCCTACCTTCATATAGTATTGGTTTCTGATTCGTGTTATTCTGTGGCGTTTTACTGGTCGTTTACCGATCATCTTACCCCACCTTGTTGCCCCATCTTTCATTTCTTGCAAAACACTGGATGGGGTTTCTTTTATTTCTAAATTAATCGTGTAGTATGTCATAGACTATTATCGGTGTGTATTTGCCTAAATATGCGCCAGTTATATTGAACTGCACCCACTCTACCGCAGTTTCTTCGTCCCACTGGTTCATTTCCATAAATAATTCTACCAGTTTGGCGTAGCTATAGACAAGCCTACTACCATGACTGATACCTAAGATTGCCTGATCCAGTTCTTTAGGTTCATAAATAATTGCATCAGGGTTATGAATTGCTATTTCATCTCTCATTTCAACCAATCCTTTAATTTCATTAAGACTATTGTTTCACCTCTATCTTCTCGGCACATTACCAAGTCACAATTACCGAAGGCTAACCACTTGGGGATGCTCTTCCTTCTTTTGGCTTGTATCTTCAATTTCTTCTTATCTTTTTTAGCCAGTATATCCACATCTTCCGTATATCCCATACTTCTACCATCTGATCCCCAAGCCCTTTTGACAGAGAAACCTGCATCCTGCAACTGATTTACCAGTTCTCTTTCGTATGAGTTACCCTTAGTTTTTGACTTGCTCGGCATCTTCCATCCCCTTAAATACATTAGTGAGTACATCGTTCACAAAATCCTTAATCTTGAATCCATTAGCCACGCAAAAAGACCTGATCTTAATGTGTAAGTCATGGTCTATGGTGATTCTATGCCTTGTGGATAACTCTACCCTGCTACTGCCTATAGCATTATACTCAGGATTGATTCTACTGATTAACTTCTCTTCCAGGGTGTGCGCTGCACCAAAGGTGATAGTGGGTTTAATCTTCACATAATCCCAATCTTTAATACTATGAGATGAAAACCGCTTCCGAATATCCTTTGATGCACCAATATAAACCACATTACCATCTCTATACATGGCATACACACCACATACGATAGGTACATCATTTCTGTTTTGGTAAATATTCCAATGTGTCATCTGTTGAGTCCAAATAAGTTATCTATCCATTGTTTTGTGACACTAATCAGCATAGCAACTATAAATAGACCAATAGACCACAATACCACTGCTACACCCAATACTAATAGATTGGCTATCCATTCTGCTATATCAAACATTATCATAGTCTTTTATCCAGTTCATTAAGTAAATCCGTTTGAAACTCATCCTGTGAATTTTCCATTCTGTTAAGCCGAAGAATGATAGAAATAAACATGAACAGCATCATCAGTACAAATGCCTCCCATCCTAAAATGAATGTTAGATTGTCATTGAATAGTGATTGAAAATAATATCTCATAGTAAGTACCCCATTAGTATTCCGATTAAGACTCCAAGCATGGCAGTTCCAACACCGAACCAATACATGACTCGCCCTAAGTGAAATATCCTTTGTTTTATTGTGTTCATTGATTTACTCCTTCATCTTGCAGCATCTCTCTAAGACTATCAGCTTCTACCTGCAAACTGGCAATTTTAGCTTCCATATTGAACACTGCTTTATATATATTCCCCTTGCCGTATTCAATGACTGCCTGTTCAACAGTATCGGTTTCATATTCTTTGAAATTGTATTCTTTAGGGTTCATTTGGTTACTCCTTTCTTATTCACACCTCACCTCGGTGGCATCCACCAGGTCGCTCAACCATTCTTGTCACACATCTTTTATAGATGTATTCTGCACTTTAGGTGAGGCGTAAAATTCTCTTTCCATGTCATCGAGCCGATCTTGAAACTGCTCAACGATCTTTTCTTTCTTAGTGTCTCTATTCCGTGCTGCTGACTGAAGGATACGAGATAACCCTTCACGGATAAGCATTAATTCTGTTGGGTGAATTTTCATATCCACTTATTCCAGTGTGGTGATGTTTCCCACACCGCCTGGTAATACCATTTCCCATTCTCTGCGAATACTTCATCTCGCATTTTCATCATTTCTTCTTCAGATGGTGGTTGCCAATCACTATACTCTTTTCTACTCAGATGCGATGGTTGTTTCATTAGCTGACTCCATTTTAGTTGAGATTGAATAAACTTCCTGAACTGGAATTAGATAGCATCTTTTCGATTGAGTATCACCTTTACCAGTGATAACTCTCTGTTGATGCCCTTTTTCGATAATTAAGTCTTTGATTGCTTCGGGCAATACCCAGATAAGATTATGCCCATCATATATAACCCAAATATCCGCTTCCGTTGATAGAAGTGCGGATTTCTTTCCATACATATAAACTTCGATGAGAAAATTGCCTGTTTCCTGAGATTTCAGGTCAGACTTGACTTCGATCCTTGTATTCGTCATAGGAGAATACAGGTCGAACTGGTGAAACTTGCCTGGAATGGGCAAGGCAAACGGATCAGTTTCCCTGACCCTATCCAGTACAAGTTGTTCTACTCTTTTTCCGTAGAGAAGGGCTTTATTGAAGGTAGGCATGGTATGTGGCGTATATTCATGTCTAAAATATTATTTAAGGATTAAAACACACTCGCATGGTTCGAAATACTCAGAAACTGCTGAATAGTATCCGCAATCGAATGTATCAGTATGTATATGTCCTCCGTGACCGCAGCAGTCTTTACAGGAAATATCCGCATACTTCCCGCAATATCTACTCTGCTCATCAACAGACATATCTTCAAACCGCTTAGGGCGGGTTTTACCCCGCCCCTCGCAGCGTGTGGCGATCACTTCAGAAGGGTAATTCATCTTCCTGCTTCTTTTGACCATTAGGTTTGAAATCACTCACCTTTAGAGCAAGGTATTTATCACCTTTCTTACTGGTGTTAGACCACGCAGACAGAGAAAAATCTTTCCCGTCTATATTGACCTTTCCAGTCATGTGGGGATGCTTGTCAGTTTTACGCTCTTTAGCCGTAAACAATGCACCCTTGTTTGTGTTGTCGTAAGCCATTGTTATGACTCCTTTAGTTAACCTGTGCTTCTTTTAAGCTAAAGGTGGTTGGGAGTTCTTGTGGAAAGGACGGCACAGGGTAATTATTCGCCCATTCCGATACAGCCACCACCTTGTTCCATGTTTCAATATCTGGTTGGTACTTCTTAAATGTGTAGTTTGGCTTTTTTCTCCATTTACCTTTCAGATATAAACAGGCAAGCCCATCTAACTGGTGGTCGGGGAAAAGAGATTCAA